TATAAACACAGCTACACCTATTACCTTTAACAATACCAATTTATCAAAAGGTATTTATCTAGGTACACCAGCATCACGTATTTATGTCGATACGAATGGCATTTATAACGTACAGTTTTCTATTCAGCTTGATAAAACAACTGGCGGAACGGATGAATTTTTTGTATGGTTTAGGCAAAATGGCGTGGATATACCTGATTCCTCTAGCCAAGTTAGAATACAAGGCAACAATGCAGAAGTGTTAGCAACAGTGAACTATTTTGTAAACATGAAATACAATGATTACATTGAGATAATGTTTGCAGTAACGGATACCGCTACTAAAATTACATCATTCCCTGCTACTGCATTTTCTCCATCTATACCCGGCATTATTGTTACAATATCAAATAACATTGAAGGCATGATATGACCATCACAGTCAAGGTTTTAGTACCACCAAAGCAGCTAGAAGCTACGCAAACAACGCAATACACGGCAACCAATTGCAGAGCCATTATTGATAAATGCACGGTTACAAACACCAATACAAGCAATATCACGGTTAGCGTTAACTTGGTGACTAGCGGTGGCACGGCAGGTGTAAGCAATTTGATCGTAGATAGTAGGTCAATCGTACCGGATGAAACCTATACATTCCCAGAGCTAGTGGGGCAGGTGTTGGAGTCTGCATCATTTATTAGCACCATAGCAAGCTCGGCCACATCACTAACCATGCGGGTTAGCGGTCGTGAAATAACATAAGGGGCAGATTATGGGATTCCTAGATGCAATTGTAGGCGCTGCAACTGGCTTTATTGGCAGTGGTGGCAATCCATTGGGCGCATTGGCCGGAGGTGTGGCAGGATTGGCAGCAGGCGGGGCGAGAGAATCAGGACAAGCGCAGGCACAGGCAGCACAGCAAGCAAGCGCAGCACAGGCAGGCGCTGCACAAGCTGGCATAGATGAACAACGGCGACAGTTTGATCTAACGCAAAAGCTCTTACAACCGTATACGGAAGCAGGCGCACCGGCATTACAGCAACAACAAGCGTTTTTAGGCTTAGGCGGAGCACCAGCGCAACAGCAAGCCATACAGGGTATTGAACAATCCCCGGCTATGCAGTCCATGCTGCAACAAGGCGAAAATGCCATATTACAAAATGCCTCAGCAACTGGCGGATTGCGCGGTGGTAATATTCAGGGTGCACTAGCCCAATTTAGGCCACAATTGCTAAACCAGCTAATTAATCAGCAATATGAACGCTTAGGCGGGTTAACTAGTCTAGGCCAACAATCAGCGGCAGGCGTAGGCACAGCCGGACAAGCTATGGGCGGTAATGTGGCTACATTATTGGGGCAGCAAGGAGCAGCGCAGGCCGGTGGCATACTAGGACAAGCTGCAGGACAGCAACAACAAGCGAATGCTTTGCCACAAGCTCTAGGTACAGGTCTAGGCTTATACAACTCTATGGGCGGCGGTGGTGGCGGTGGGTTTAATCCGTTTAGCGGACTTGGCGGCGGCGGTCAAATGGACTTTATGGGATTGAGGTTTTAATTATGGCTACAGTACCTAACTATTTAATAGGCGGCGATGTTACACCCGCAGCAAACCCATTTCAAACCGGCTTAACCGAAGGCATGCGATTTGGTGCAACCATGCAAGACTTTCAAGCAGCGCAATTGCAAAGGCAACAAGCGCAGCAAGATCGAGAATTGAAGCTGCAACAAGAGCAGCAAGCGCTTCAGGTACAGCAACAGAAGCAACAAGCACAGCAGGCAGAACAACAGCGCATAGCAGATATTAGAACAAAATATTCGGCTTACAAACCTAAAGACTTTAATACTCTTGATGTAATTAATTTGGCATCTACGTTTGATAAAGATACACAAACTTCAATGAAAGAATTATTTGCCAAATTGCCAGAGGAAGGGCAATTACAGCAAGTTAAAACTCTGGGCGGTATTACATCGGCTGTACGTTCTGGCAATATTGATGCTGCAAGAGCATTGATGACAGAGCAAATAGAAGCTAACAAAGAAACAGACCCACAAGAATCAGCACGTTATAAAAACATGCTTGAAACTTTAAATGTAAATCCATCTGCTGTATTTACTACCATTGCACCAATATTAGCAACTTTTGGAAAGCCAGGTCAAGATGCATTAAGCAGCATTTTAGGCGCTGAAAAATTGCAAGGAGAAATAGCAGGTCAAAAAACGAAAGATTTACCTGCTAGCATTGCTGAAGTTATTGGTTATCAACAGTTAACTCCAGAACAAAAAACAATTTTTCAAAGCATTCAAACTTTAAAAAAACCACCAGCAGCAGTAACTAATATTAAAATTTCAGATTTAGAAGGCGGGTCACAAAAAGAATTGGCAAAATTAGTGCCAGATTTATATGATCGTGCAAATTCCGCAGTTTCACAATTAAATGAATTGCCACGTTATAGAGCTTCACTTGACAAGGCAATTGTAGGGCCATTAGCAGAGCAAAGATTAAATGTGGCAAAAGTAGCCAATGTTTTAGGCTTTACTGGTGATAATGCTATCAATGCAACTCGTGAAGTTATACAAGGATTGTCCGAAATGGCTTTGCAATCACGTAGCATGCTAACTGGTCAAGGACAAATTACCGAAAACGAGCAAAAGTTACTAATCAAAGCTAGAAGCGGAGATATAAATTTTAACAAAGGCGAGTTAAATACTATTTTCAATGTGGCTGAACGTGCATCAAAAGCACAATATGATAAAACCACAAAATTATTACAATCAGCAGCCGGAAAAAGCCCAACGGCAGCTATGTTTTTAGAAAATGTCTCGCAATTGCCAACACAAACAACACTTGAAAAACCATTCACCGGCATGCCCGCTGGTTTTAAAGTTGTTCGCTAAGGATAAAAACATGGCTATTTATAACGTTCAAGTCCCTGATGGTTCTATGATGAAAATAGAAGGGCCAGATAATGCAACCGATGAACAAATTATTCAAGCGGCACAAGCTGGATATGCAGAAAAACAAGCAACATCAAAGCCTAAAGAACCGAGCATGATGACGGATATTGCAGCAGGTGCAGCGCGGGGTTTAGCACCTATCGCCGGTGGCGCAGCATTAGGCGCAGCTATGGGCGCACCGTTTGCAGGTGTTGGAGCTATACCAGGCGCTATAGCTGGCGCAGGCGCGGCAACATTGGCGCAGTTAGTAGGTGATCCAGTTATTAACGCTGTAAACAAACTTATAGGTAGCACGTTTGCAACGCCTACAGAGGCCATTGAAGGCTTGCTAACCGCAGCAGGTATGCCAAAGGTACAAACCGAAGCTGGACGCATTGCACAAACAACGGCGGCAGGTGCAGCAGGTGGGGGCGGTTTAGCGGCAGCAGGTAAAGCGGTACAAGCAGCGGCAGCATCACCCGTTACACGCGCTGTAGGTGGCGCTATTGCAGCGCAACCCGCCGCGCAGGTTGCAGGTGGGGCAGGTGCAGGATTAGCAAGTCAAGTAGCGGCAGAATCTGGAGCAGGAACAGCAGGTCAACTAGCGGCAGGGTTAGCGGGCGGTGTTGCTGGGGCGGCTGGAGCATTACGGGCGCAAAGGCCACAGCCTACTATACAAGCACAACAAGCCGTGCAAAATGTTGCAGATTTAGAAAAACAATTTGGGCGAGTTTTAACTACTGACGTAGTGCCACCTAAAACATTTTTAGGAAAGACCGTACAGGCTGCAGGTGAGCGTATACCTTATGCAGGTACAGCAGGCATGCGCCAAGCGCAACAAGAGCAGCGTATTGAAGCTGTACGCAGCGTTTTAAAAGATTACAACGCCGATGATTATGCACAACTTAGCACTGACGTATTAAAAGACTTAGCCACTAAACGTACCGCTGATATTAACAAATACAGCACAATGAAAAAAGAAGTGATTAATAAATATGCAAATCAAGGAACTGTAACAACTGCCAATGCAACTCGCGTGATTGATGAGCAAATAGCAGATTTAACCAAACGGCAAACACAAGGTGCAGATGAAGCTGTACAAGAATTAACAAAGATTAAAGACAATTTGCAAAATCGTAACTTGTTTGAGTTGGAAGCATATCGCCGTGATGAATTGGCTAATATTTTTAAAGAAGACCCAGCCAAACCGTTAAGCCAAGCGGCGCGAGATGTCGGAGAGCAAGCATTGCGTAAAGTGTATGCACCAGTTAATCAAGACATTGGAAACTTTATTAAATCAAAAGCGGCGTTGACTGGAGATCGTAGAGACTTTGATAAATGGATGGTTGCCAATAAAAGGCTTTCTGAAACGGCAAATGATTTTAAAAATCAATCGTTAAAAAATGTATTGCTTAAAGGTAACATCAAACCTGAAGAAATACAACGTTTGTTGTTTGCAGGTAAACCAAGTGAAGTACAAGCGATATTCGGAAAATTGACTCCACAAGGCAAAGCTAATGCTAGAGCGGCTGTATTGGCTAAAGCAGCAGATAATGCATCAACAACATTGGCAGAAGGAGGAGCATTTATATCGCCTGATAAATTTGCAAACAGTGTGCAAAAAATGGGTAATTCTGTGGGCGTAATGTTTAGCGGTGACGATTTAAAACGTATTGACGGTTTAACGCGTTACATTAACTCTACTAAACGGGCAGCACAAGCTGCAGTAGTCCCACAAACTGGCGTACAAGCTGTGCCATTTATAGCAGGAAGTTTCTTAACTGATGTTCTAGGCGGTGCAGGTGCAGCTACAGCTACAGCTTTAAGCGTTGGCGGTATTGCTCGCATTTATGAATCAGCACCAGTGCGCAACTTACTATTACAATTGGCAAAAACACAAACCAATACGCCGCAAGAAGCAGCTTTATTACAAAAGTTAAGCGCAACTTTGCCAAGCATTTATTCTGCTACAGTACAACAACAAGAATAAACGCCTATAAACGCATATAATCTACCAACTCGGAGCCAAACACATGAGCGCACTCAGCATACAGCCAACATATCCAATATTTTCCGATATTGACGGGCAACCGTTGGAGAATGGCTATATCTGGATTGGCGCTGTAAACCTTGATCCGCAGACTAACCCTATTGCTATCTACTGGGATGGTGCATTGACACAATTAGCAGTGCAGCCAATTAGGACGTTAGGCGGCTATCCTATGAATAGCGGTACGCCTGCTCGGTTTTATGCTAATGCAGACTACAGCATTAGAGTAATGAACAAGAATGGAAGTACCATTTACACATCGTTAAGTGGTAACGCATTTCCTAACTCAGCAGGTAATTTATTTGTAAACGCCACAGGTAACGGAGTACAAACCATTTTTCCAGTATCATTCGTGCCTAGTATGATTTACATTAATGGTGTTTATCAGAATCAAAACAGCTACACTATCGCAGGTGGAAACGTTACATTCAGCGAAGCACCTCCACTTACCTCAACCATAGAATTTTTGATCTAAGGTTTTTATGTTAAAAACAACCACAGCCGTTATTAACGCTAGTCAAATAACTGGCGTATTGCCAGTTGCTAATGGCGGTACAGGCGTTACCACATCCACTGGAACAGGTAGCACAGTCTTATCAATATCTCCAACTCTTGTTACTCCAATTTTAGGAGTAGCTTCAGCAACCAGCGTTAACAAAGTAGCAATTACGGCTCCAGCTACTAATGCAACGTTAACTATTGCCGAAGGTAAAACTTTAACAGCAAACAATAGCCTAACTCTTGCAGGTACTGACGCTACAATAATGACGTTTCCTACAACGTCTGCTACTGTAGCAAGAATTGATGCTGCTAACAGTTTTACAGGCGATCAGACACTAGCTACAGGCAACTTGATTGTTTCTAACGGCAAAGGAATCGACTTTTCCGCAACACCGGGCACAGGCACAAGCGAGCTGCTGGCTGACTATGAAGAAGGTGCGTTTACGCTTACTGACCCCGGTGTAAAAGATGCTGTCTCTGGAACTTGGACTTTTGTAAGCGGCATTTACACCAAGATTGGCAGACAAGTTACTGTCAATGCGATATTTTCAGGTGCCGGTTTAGGGTTCTCTGCCAACACCGGCTATTACAGATTTGACGGACTGCCTTTTGTTTGTGCTCAAAGCTACTCGGGAACATGGCAAGGAATAGAAGCGTTTAAGGCATGTGCGGGGTTTGTCTTTACTGCTGGCAATCAGCTTTGGCTTCATGCCGCCATTACCACACAGACATCAGATTCTGGAATTGTTGTTACTGCAACCTACACGGTATAAATTATGTCACTTACAAAAGTATCATATTCAATGATTACTGGAACGGTAGTCAACGTGCTTGACTATATACCTCCGTTAGAACACGCAGCTATTCTTGCTGGTACTTCAACGTATGACGCTGGCCCAAACATTCAAACTGCAATTGATTATGCGTTAACGCTTTGCAAAAAAACAATTTATGGCGTTTCGTCTTTAGTTTCAAAAGCAACTGTAATGACAGTTTTGTTTCCATGCGGTGTGTACAACACGGCACAAACACTAACTGTAATGAACAGCACACAGGTACTGGTGCGCTTGCGTTCCGATGCTCGTTCAACTATTCGATACACAGGCAGTGGCACATGCCTTGTAATCGCTCCTGATCCTGTATATGATACCCTAGTGTGTCCTGTCGAAGTTTGGGACATCATGTTTTGGAAAGACAACAAAACCTTGTTGTCACGTGCTATTCAAATAGTCCGTGTATCTAATTGCACATTTAAGAGGATTAGCGTGAGAGGCTTTGAGCTTGCAATTGCCAATCTTGGTGGTATTCAAAACGTATTTGATTTTGAAAACCAATCAATTGAAGGTTGTGATTACGCATTTTTGATTCAGCAAGACAGTAGTTTTACTGGTGCAACGTACCCTATCAAGCCCAATCTTGTGCGGATTACAGGAGCATATTTTGTCACCAACGCAAAAACTTCAATTTTGATTCAACGCAACCCAGAAGAAACATTGGTAAACAATGGGTCAGGTGGTGTGATTAGCATTGAAGATTGCAACTTCCAAGGCGGTGGCATAGAAGATGGAGCAATTAGCATTGCATATCCTGGCGAAAGACCTGGAAACGGTACGGTAACAATTAACCGATGCTGGTTTGAAGCGCACGGAAAACACGCAGTCAAACTTACCGCAGGCCATGTTGTTTTGAATAGCTGTGAATTTGCTGGCTTAGTGTTGAATGAAAAACCATTCTTGTTGATGGACAACACATCAACAATTGAATTTAACAATTTAGAAGCAAACTTTTTACAGCTTCCCTTTAACAGCGTAATGGTTCACCGAAACGATGCGACAGTTAACGATATTGGTTATCAAATTTCTGGGTCAAATAATTTTATTTATGGCGAACCCGGCCCTGTGTATCTTGGCCCACGCAACCCAACGGACATCACTAGCGGAGCAACTGCTAAACAAATTGTTACAAACACAAACATTGCAGACAATTTTACATCTTTGTCTGGAATGACTGCAACCTTGGCATCTGGCGCAAGTGAATTGGCGTTTACGATAAACACCAACAATTTGCAGCGTTCTTACTTGATTGTTGTAAAAGAAAACAACGGAAACAACGGATATAGAGGGTTATTTTTTGTGACAGGAAACGCCTCAGGCACAACTTTTATATACCCGATTACGCAACAGCAAGTTGATGTGACGGCGACAGGAAATGACGTGTATGTGCAAAACACAGCAGTTGGATTTTCTGCCGCATTGTCGTGGAACGCAATTTGCATTGGCGCTTTTTAACCAAAAGTGCAAAAGTTTAACGATATTGCCAGACTGCATCAAATAATGTAGTCTAGCCTACAACCGTACTGGCGCGGCCCACCAGACCTAATGCCTGACTGGATGGTCAGGATGGAAACAAGGAAAGCATCATGCTGGAAAAAGTAATCATCGTTGACCGCATTGAAGTGGTCGAAAATGGCAGCGTACAGGTACGCACCAAGACCGCCATTATGGAAGATGGAAAACAGATTAGTGGCACATTCCATCGCCATGTTGTTGCCCCAGGCGATGACTACAGCACCGAGGACGCAAGGGTAAAATCTATTTGCCAAGTTACACACACACCGGCTGTAATAACAGCGTATCAATCAGCGCAAATTGCATAAGGACTTTAATCATGTCTACAAACTCACAAATTGCATTTAACCCACAAGGAAATACCGTTGTAATTGCAGCGGCAGCTACAGCACCAGCAGGCGTGCAGGCGCTTACTTTGGCTAAGTTTGAGGTACAGGCTACCGGCCAATACCGCATCATCAATAGCGGCGCTGTAACGGTGTTTTTGGGCATTGGTGCAAGTGCAGCAGAAGCTCAGGCTAATGCCGTAGCACCCGTTGCAGGTACACCATCTAGCGCCATTGTATTAGTGCCAGGCGCGGTTGAAGTGTTACGCTTTAACCCTGCTAGTTACTTTAGCGGTTTAGCGGCATCAGCGGCTACTGTGTACATTGTGCAGGGGCAAGGGCTATGATGTTGGATGATGCTTTAGAGCATGTATCAGATCGTTTTGTATACCAGTTAGACAAAGCATTGTTAACCGATGCTTGGTTTGTTATGCGTGAGCAAGATAACAAAATGTACGGAGATTGCGAGGACTTTGCTTTAACCGTGTTTTGGCTTATGTCTGGAAAAAGTTTGTTGCATTTTCTTTGGCGTGTGCTTATCACTGGCGAATATGAGCTGCATGGCGTAAAATCTAATGGCTCTAACGCTATCAATCATTGCGTAGCTTGTTATCATGGCAATTGGTTTGATAACTGGACTAAAAACGAAATGAATGCAGATTATTTTTTTAATAAAACTGCACATGTGCATGGTAAAAAAATGTCACGTTTTGTTATTTTTTCTAAATTATTATTTGGATATAACTACAGATAAGTTTTATGGATGATACAAATTTACCATCTGAATTAGACAGGCGTGGTGAAAACCGCGCTGCTAGTCTATGGGTACGCACTGCCTTAACAGAACAATCAAATAAAATTGATAAGTTATCTGAAAAGGTAGATGTATTGCATGAAACGTTAATCAAATCAATGCCTGATGGTAATATTAAAGAGCATCATGATATACATCAAATTTTATCCAAGCGGGAAGATGTGATTGAAGCACGTAAAAAGTTCTGGCGTGGTTTTTGGGATGACATCTTAAAAAAAGCATTAACGGCAGCTATTATCGTTATGGCTGGCGTTTTCGCATTAGGTAGTCAACTGAAGTTAAAAGAATTAGTATTTGATGCACCAAGTACCGCAGAGGTTAAAAAATGAACCACTCTCAACTTATTATCCGTGTTGGTGGTTGGTTTAGTTTTATATGCACGTTATTTTTTGGCGGCATTATTTATATTACCTTTGACGCTCAACCTCCATTTACCACATCTGATAGTGTAACGATGATTACGCAAAAAGATGGCAATAATCTATTGGTTGAAAGCCGAGGATTTAATGGCAGTGATATATCAGAATTAACCATTTATAGATCATTGCACCGACAAGCCAATGGGGATCATAGCGTAGCCATTGAGGGCGGTGTTGTAGTCAATCAACTAGGTGATTATGTAGTATTGCGTTCTAGCATACTACCACCGCACATGACCGGCGCATGGTGCAGCAAGGCTGTCGTTTATTGGCGTCCTATGCTATCTTTAAAACAGCATAGTGCAAAGTTACCAGACTTATGTTTTGAGGTTCCAGAGCATGATTAAGTACCTACTACCTTTACTATTGGTATTACCAGTTTACGGGCAAACAGTTCGCATTGTTACAGAGGATTTCCCACCTTTTCAAACTTTGCACAATGGTTCTATTCAAGGCCCGATGTACACCATTATGAAGTCAATATGCAGGGAAGCAAAGCTGCATTGCACGTTTGATATTCAAGCATGGAAAGATACTTACAAGCAAGCGGTAGACGGAGATGCCGATGTTGTGTTTTCTATCCTGCTAGAAGTACCGGAACGTGCGGAGTTGTTTTACTTGTCTCCAAGCATTGTCAATACTAGTTACAGCTTCTTTGTAACCTCGCGCAATTCGTGGAAGTACGGCGGCGTATCTACTCTTACAGGCATGACTGTTGGCGCCTATGGGCCAAGTGGTACATCCATCGTAGCGCAAGAAGTAGCAGAAAAGCGTATCGCTATGGGCTTTGATGGATTCAACTTAATTATTGAACCCAGCATTGTTTCCAGTTATCAACACCTTATTACTGGCAAGTATGGCGCTAATGGCGCGGTGATTGTCAATAAAGACGTTGGCCTAGCATTACTAAAGAAGCATTCAATCATTGGCCCAAAAGAAGCCGGCGAGATCAAGCAGATTACCTACGGATTCGGAGTAAGCAAAAAAAGCAAGTATAAAGACTTATACGGGCGCATGGTAGATGCATTGCGGCGCATGCAATTGCGCGGCGAGGTATTAGACACATTACGACTTTACAATTTAAAGGCTTCGCCTTGAAAGGATTGATATGTTTGGTTTAGATGCACTTTTAACAGTCGGCGGCAAACTTATTGATAAGTTAATCCCTGATCCTGCGGCTAAAGCTAAAGCGCAAATGGAGCTTGCGGTAATGGCTAACGATGGCGAGTTAGCAAAGATGGCTAACGATACCAAGCTATTTGAGATTGAGCATACAGCCATATCAGACCGTTGGAAGGCTGATATGTCTAGCGATAGCTGGCTATCTAAAAATATCCGTCCTATGGCGCTTATAGCCATCTTTGTGGCTTATTTTCTGTTTACCTTTATGTCGGCCTATGGTTACAACGCGCAAGAATCATATGTGCAATTGTTAGGCCAATGGGGGCAGATCATATTCTTAGCCTATTTTGGCGGGCGTACTGTGGAAAAATTGGCAGATATGAGAACTAAAAAATGAAACTTAGCGAAAACTTTACATTGCTTGAATTAATTAAAAGCGATTCGGCATTAAGAAACAATTTAGACAATACACCAACACAAGGTGTATTGCAAAATTTGCGTGATTTAGTAGAAAACGTATTGCAACCAATACGTAAAAACTACGAAAAGCCGGTAAAAATTAGCAGTGGTTATCGTAGTCCTGCAGTTAATAAAGTCGTTGGTGGCTCTAAAACTTCGGATCACATGCAAGGATTTGCAGCGGATATTGAAGTGCCAGGTATCTCTAATTATGATCTAGCTAATTGGATTTTAAACAATCTCAAATTTACTCAAGTCATTTTAGAGTTTTACACAATGGGAAACCCCCATAGCGGCTGGGTGCATGTATCGTATGACCCTAAAAGCCTAAAAAATCAGGCTTTAACCGCTATCAAGAAAGATGGTAAAACCGTCTATCTTACTGGGTTAATTGCGTAGGAAAAAAAGTTTCTATCGTGATAGGTGCTACATCACGTAAAACTATTAAGATTTCATTAGCAATGTCCCGATGTTCTTTTTGGGTCGATTCATGCAGTCTGCTTTGTAGATAGTGAATCCAACTCCGCATGTTTCCATTCATGTACATGCGCGAAGTGGTCAAGCCTTCAGGCAGTAACGCCCTAGCCTGCTCTTTTGCAATGCCATACTTCAATGCTTGTTCATACAGGTTTTGAGATTCTGTAATCTGCATCATCTGAGCGTTTTGCCACCATCTATTAATGTCGGCATCTGTACATGCAATGCTGTTCTGTCGGTTCTTAGCATCTTGCAACCGACACTCACGTAACGATGCATCAGGTAAAGCATCTACAGTGGCATACCGTTGGCTGAATTCTTGGAACTGAAAACTTCTATGCCTAAGAATCTGGCGTCCAATATCGCGGGTAGTATTTACCTCTATACAGGCGTTAGCCATCTCGAAAGGCGATACGTGGCCTTCACGCATCATGTACTTTAGTAAACCCTCGATGTTGGGGTTCTTTTGATTGTCGGGGTTAGACACCCGCGCAATCTCGGCAATCATTTTGTCGGCTTCGGGCGTAGCCCATACTAATTTGACGTTCATTTTTCGCTTTTAGTAGATTGATGTAAATAAGCGTTTAGGCGCGTTATTTTAGTTTGATAGTATCCACACATTGATTCTGCATATTCACGGCTAGAATGGGCGTTTAACAGCTCACGTTTACATGCTTCCAACTCACGCAAAGCTATTGTTTCTGGACTAGGTGCAGAACACAACTGTTTAAAATAGGCTATAACTTTCATTTATAATCATCTCCGTTACGGATTACATAGTCAATAATTGATGCTGCAATCAATAGATCACAATGCATATCTGCATTATCTGGATTACTTGCATACTCTTTTAATCGTTTGATTAAACCAAGTAACGCTACATCATTCTCATATTCAATTACATGTAATGGTCTATTGTTCATAATGAATATACCAATGCCATAAAAAAGGTTGAAAAAGCACCTAAAATTACACAGATACTAAAAAGCCAATCTGTAAATGTAGTTTGTTCGTATTGTTCATCGTTCATAATGCAATGACCTTTACATCATGCGGTAAACTTTTTCCTTTCAATATTTCTAAAATACGTTTTTCAGTTTGCCGATGGCATCGCACCATGTCACGATGTGAGACTGTATTTAACATGCTTGCATAGTCCTCAATGACTGCACGTACAGCTTGTATGCCTAAAGCATCTAAACGTAGATTCTTACCTGCTAAGTGCCGTTGGCCTGCTTTAGCCATTGCTGTGATAGCATCAGTTAATAATCCGCTTTCATCCTCGCACACCTTCATTTTTACCAATGTTTCCATAAGGTTAATAGCATCACTTACAACTTGCCAATCTCTATGAGTTGGCTCTAATGATGTTTCTAAACCATTTAACCCCGTTAGCATCTGGGTTAGCTGTGCATTGCGCATTGCTTGTGGCATTGGCTTACTAGGGCTGGCGGTCATTTCATCCATCAAACTGTAAACACTACTTGGCCTTCGGTTTCTTGTCATTTTTTGATTTCCAACATTTAGCGCATATCCAGCGCGTTTGAGTTATAAACACCCCATTTTCTGGGATTCTTTTTTCTTCGCAATTGTGGCAAAGTTTTAAAGGCCTATTGCCAATCATGCCGTTTCTAATCCTTGCTTGATGTAATGCAGGATTTGACCTGCTACGGTACGGTTGTTTTTGGCGGCCTCTACTTTTAACGCATCTAGCATTTCGCTGGTCATGCGCATACTAAAAAACTTGTCTTTAATCACTGTATTCCTTTTTGGTTTGTAAAAAATTCTGAATCTGCAACTTAGCATCCTCAGCACCTTTGCAAACTATAACACACATTAAAACACTTTCAAGATACTTTTTAATGTTTTTTTGTTCAGGTCTTACTACTCCACCTTTGATACGCTTCATTTCAACCCACAAACGCCATGCTGGAATGAATAAATCGGGGATGCCTTTGGTAACACCTTCAACCTTTAGCGCGGCGGCTGTAGTGATGCTACGTGCGCCACCGTTGGGAATGGCAAAGATAAGCACATCGGGATAAGTGCGTCTAAACCATTGCACAAACATGGCTTGCTCGTAATGCTCGCTGGGTACTTTATCAAGCATTGGCTAAGTCCCATACGCTAGACACACGCTTAAACTTTGGCGGCGGCTGTATATACACTTCATTAAGTGCCTTGGGTAAATCAATACGTTCTTGCCAATTGTCGGCCAGTGTATACAGTAAGTTTGCATCCTTATGAATAAGGCCATAACCCACAGCTCGCATAAGATACACATGCATATGCCTATCGCAAATTAATCCATAAGCCTTTGAAACAGTTTGATATTTAGCAGGTTGTACGGTTTGCAATGCTTCGCAAATTGCAAACATTTTTTGATTGCGTTTATTCAAAATGGCACCTCTTCAGTCCACAGGTCACATACGCCTACAGTTCGAGTAAACAGCTCTGGCGGTTCTTGGCTAAACTCTAAGCACATGCCATCCTCGGCATAGTTATCGCATGTATGGCACACTTTAGGTGGGCTTTGGCGTACTTGTTGACGATACAACGTTACGATTTCTGGTTCTTTAACTCTCATTGAAAAGTCCTTTTAATTACTGTAAAAAATTTACCTTCGCTTTTATATTCAATAGCGGCCGGGGCTTTGGCTAGGTTTAAAACGTTTGCATGTTGTTGTATGTCGGCGATTGAGTAATCAAGCGTAGCACCGGATTGATCTGCTAACACAGCTAGCAAGCGCCTTGCCTTTTCACCGGCGTAGCCATCGTGCATGACCGTTAAATATTCGGTTACAGGCGTATCAGACAATGCACCGTAATAGGTTAAAGCCAACATCTCTTTGCCGCTTGCACGGCTGATATGCTTGCGCCATTGCCAGGCTGTAACGTCAAGATCAACACCTTCTATTCCCATAATGTCCAAGTTATGCAACTTTAATGCTGGCTTTTCAATCTCTGGGAATTCCGCGCCACATGCGGGGCATATCTTACAGCTAATATGCACAATTTCTTGACACTGTTCGCATACTTTAACTGGCGCTTCGCCTATCTTGTCGCCCTTCTTTGGCGGAGGCTTGACGGCTGTAATTGGGCCATGCTGGTCAACAACACCAGCAAAATCTAACACCATGCAATCTGTTTTACCGTCTGCAATGCGCAAACCCCGCCCGGCCATTTGCACGTACAGACCTGGAGACATTGTTGGGCGCATCATAGCGATCAGGTCTATGCTAGGATGGTCAAAGCCTGTAGTAAGCACATTGGCATTAGTTAAGGCTTTAATCTTACCTGCCTTAAAATCTGCAAGGATTCGTGCACGTTCTGCGTCTGGCGTATCTCCCACTACACATGCCGATGTAATGCCATGCGCGTTTAAAACCTCTTGCACATGTCGCGCATGGTCAACACCAGAACAAAAGAACAACCATGATTTACGATCACCGGCTAACCGGATGACTTCGCTAACAATAGATTGATTCTTGTCGTTTGTATCGACGGCAGCTTGCAACTCTGATTCGATGTATTCACCACCTCGCTTATGCACACCCTCAGTGGATAGTTTGGCCTTGGTTATTTTGCTTCGCAGCTTTGATAAATAGCCTTTAAAGATTAGTTCCTCAATGCTAACCGGCTCGATCAATGCGCTAAACAAAGCGGGCGCATCCGTAATTAAACCGTGGCCTAAGCGGTACGGCGTAGCGGTCAATCCAATTACTCGCAAAGCTGGGTTAATTGCTTGCAAGGCCGCTAATAGCGTTCTATACCCGCCCTCATCTTTATGGCTTACTAAGTGGCACTCATCAATGATTACTATGTCAACGTGACCTATTTCAGCGGCACGTTTAGCAACAGATTGTATTCCTGCAAAGGTTATCGGTTCGCCCAGCTCTTTACAGCGAAGGCCAGAACTATAGATTCCCATCGGCGCATTAGGCCAATGCTGGCGCATCTTTTCAGCATTTTGCTGTATTAGCTCTTTCACATGCGTTAACATCAAAATGCGCTGATCTGGGTATTCTTGCAATATACCCTTGCATAGCGCGGCCACAATGTGCGATTTACCTGCACCAGTTGGTAGCACTAAACACGGGTTGCCATCGTTACCCGCTGCAAACCATGCGTAAAGCTGGTCTATAGCACGTTGTTGGTATTCTCTAAGCATGATATTTAACTTGTTTAATTGCGCGGCGTAAAGCAGTGCGGCGGTCACAGCCAAACTTGCGATACATGCGATACAGACGATATAAAATAATCATTTTGATAACTCCAAGAGTTGCTTACTTGAATAAACGCCTTCTACAGGTTCACCGTTGGCATATTCAGCACCATTGATAAGATAGACTGCTATCATGTCGTTCGGGCTTTGCAGGCGCTTCCAAGGCACTAGATCAGGGTGCATAACGTGGCTATCACAGCCTGCAAGTTGCGCCTCAGTTGGTACAATTGCATCCCATTTTGCGCAATGCATTGTGTTATCACTTAAAGGCGTAATGTGAGCACAAGTTCGGCAATTGACTTGTTTAGTGGTCTTTGAACCGTGGCAAAAATCATGCGCCGCACACATCTTGCATTCGTACCATGTCGGGTCATTGCTTATGGGCGCTGGTATGTAATCAGATAAGGCAATTCGATGTCCTTTGTTTATAGCCTTTTCTGCATGTTCTGCATCGTAGTGCACACGTTCTGTATAAAGACGATCATCATCCTTGCACACTGCTACATACAAGGCGCGGTCTAGCTTTAGGCCGTGCATGTAAACCTGCATCTGGGTGTAATGCATTGGTTTAGATTTTTTTACCGCGTTTTTGTCTAAGTCATCAAAGGACTTTTTGCTATGTGTCTTAAACTCTACAACATGCTCAGTCTTTGACGCACCTGGCACACCAGTTGCAATGCCATCTATTGACCCGCTAACGTGCGCACCAAAATTCAATTTGAATTGTTCACTGTGCACATTAACACCGATAGCCTTCAGGTCACTAACAATGGTGGCTTCTTCATTTTGACCTCGGCGAAACAAACGCTTAATTCGTCCGGGATGCTGTTCTAACACAGCCCAGCGAAACGATAACCACAACCAACGCTCACAAGCATGGCCTAACGTAGATGCTCCAAGGTGAGCGCGTGGGGCTTCAGTCTTTGCAGCGTGGTAGTTGTCAATAAGGTTAGTAATTGAGTTTGTAGATTCAGGTATAGCGCTCATTTTAGAATAATCCTTGTTGATTGTTGTTACATGCATCATTGATGTTTTGTACTGCTAATTCAAAATATTGCGGTTTTAGCTCAGTTCCAATAAATTTACGATTCATCTTTACAGAGCAATAACCTTCGCTGCCAATGCCTGTAAATGGTGAAAACACTACATCGCCGGGATTAGTCCATAGATGAATGCAACGTTCAATCACATCCAATTGCAAAGGACACATATGCTTCTCATCGTTTTCGTTACGTGCTGGCAGTTTGTTTAATGTTCGGCTTTGGTTAATGTCATCCCAAATAGGGCTTGCGTATTTTTGCCACATCATCACTGGCAAATCATCGCCATGCTTAACTCTATCTTCACAGTCGCCAGGCTTGCGCATTGTTACAACGTAATCAGGCAATCCCATGCGGCTCATTGTGCTGTTTTCGCGTATGGTTTTATGTAACAGTCCTAATGCCTTTGTACGTTGCATTGCAACTACTGGATCCTTCCAAATGCAAACTTCCGAATGATAAATAAAACCTACATCTTGAAATGCGCGAATCAGATCTCCTCGAAAATCACGTAAACCAATAAATCCTTGGCGCATCTTTGTTGTAGGCAAATTCATGCAATGAAAAGAAACGTTGCGGCCTGGCTTGATGATTCGAAACAACTCTGAAATAAGGTAACGCAGTTGTGCAACAAACTCAGCATCATTTTTGCAATTGCCCATGTCGTGATCGCTGTTTGAATAAACAAACAAATCTGCAAACGGAGGTGAAAACACAGAATAATCAATACTGTTATCTTCCATGCGGCGTGTCCACTTTACACAATCACCCATGTGCACTGTAAAACCATCGCCTTTATAAGTATCTTCTTTATATTCATCAACAATGTTTTGTTGACCTTTTAATTCATTGTTCATAATATCTTTCATAAAATCAATCATTTGCTTGCTAATTTGATGATGTTGTTCTTCTTTGCGTTTTAAATTTATCAGTATTTGTCCTTCAGATTCAGAGGTAAATAAATGCACTTGCACATTGCGTTTTTGACCAAAACGATAACAACGGCGCACTGATTGATAAAACTTTTCAAACGAATCATCTAGCCCAACAAAAGCCATTCGAGCGCAATGTTGCCAGTTCATACCAAAGCCTGCAATTTTTGGCTTGCTTACCAATACGCGAATATCACCATGTGCAAAACCCATGAGATTTTTAGACTTTGTTTCAGGTGTATCGCTACCTTGTACATTGACTGCACCATCAATTAATTTTGTAAGCATTTCAGCTTCATCATTAAGATGGCACCAAATAAGCCAAGGTTCTGATTTATCAGCATTAACAACATCGGCCAATGCGCGGCATCTATCTTCAATGCTATCGCGCTGTGCTTTGCGGCGTTCCTGCAATGTTTGAGCTGTTTTAGCAAATAACTCGCCTTCTAATAATTTATTGGCTTCCACTACATGCTCAAAATACTGTAAAGGCGGCAAAATGTACTCATCACCATTAAAGCCAATATCAGATGGATTACGTACAACAACTGACCAACTACCCATCCATTCCCAAAATTTAGAAGCACCCCATCCTTTAAGACGCCATGTGCCGGTATCGCCGGTATCGTTAACAAAATAAGTAGCTAACATTTCCGTACGTGTCATTACGCCTAAAAACTCGCATTGATTACCTAATTCCTCAAAATCATTAGGGCTTGGTGTTGCTGTGCAACTAAGTCGATAAGGTATGCCTTGCGCTGAATCAATAATTTGCTGGCGTGTTTTTCCAGTATGCGATTTAAGAATAGAAGATTCATCTAATACCAAGCCATGCAATTCTGCAAAGTTGACAGCATCCATGCGCTCATAGTTTGTAATCCATACTCCATTATTCGGTATGTCTTGGCCCAGAGGCACTCGTTTAATTTCAATTCCAAACTTTGCACCTTCCTCTATTGTTTGTTCAGAAACTGCCAAAGGCGCTAAGATTAAAATCTTGCCATTAGTGTGAGCTTGCACCTCATTAGCCCATGCCAATTGCATGATTGTTTTACCAAGTCCAGTATCAGCAAAAATGGCAGAACGTCCACGGCGTACAGCCCAAGAAACAATGGCATGTTGAAAAGGTTTTAAATATTCGTTTAAATTGCTAGGTTGATGGCCTGTAGCAACTTCATCGCGTCTTTTCTGTTTAATAAAGTCTGTATAATCCATATTGGTTTCCTTTCATTGTTTTTATTAGCCCCAGTTTTAACACTGGGGCTTTTTTTTGCTTACTTCTTAGCCCAAGGTGGGGCGGCTTTAGCAGGGGCAGCGGCTGGCGCTGTAGAAGCATTAAACGGCGTAGTAGGCATGGCAGCAGGTACAGCACCG